GTACAGAATTTTTGGAAGATTCAGTTGCTAATACTTACACTCAAATAAATGGATTAACCAAAGGTAGAAGTTTAATTTATAGACATGAATCAGGAGTAGATGCTGATGGCCAAGCTTTGTCTGCTTTTATACAATCTGGAGATGGTGATATTGCTGATGGTGAGACATTTAGTTTTATAAATAAAGTAATACCAGATTTTCAAAATATGACTGGTAATGCAATAATTACTTTGAAAGCGAGAGATTATCCGAACGATAGTAAAACCACTGGAGAGGCAATTACAGTTAATAACTCGACAAGATTTTATAATACTCGTATAAGAGGAAGACAATCAAGTATTAAAATAGAAAATAATGCTGTTGGAGATAGTTGGAGATTTGGAACAATAAGAGTAAATATAAGACCAGATGGAAAAAGATAAATATAAAATAAGAATAGCTCAAATATCTGATGCTGTTCGAATAAGAGAATTACTTAAAACTTGGCTTATTGAAGCTCCATTCAATTTTGGCAATACAAATAATAAGAAAGCTCTAGAAAATATAGTATTTTACATTAAGAATAGTTTTGTTATAGTAGTAGAATATGAAAATACTATTGTTGGTACTCTTGCTGCAACTATAGATGAAACATGGTACAGTGACAAAAAGTTTATGAGAACTTTATGGTTACATGTACATCCTAAACATCGAAATTACAGCATTTTTAGATCAATAATGGTAGTTTTTAAAGAATACGCATTATCAAATAAAGTTACTGCGATATGCGAAATTTTTCAAGGTAAAGACGTTGAAAGAAAAAACAATGTTTTTACTAAGTTAGGATTTAAAAATATAGGAGGAACATTTATAATCAATGGGTAGTATTTTCAAACCATCAACAACAGTAGTTCAAGCGCCAAGTCAACAAACAGTGACTTCGCAAATACCAGAGTATTTTAAAGAAATACAAGAAAGAACTTTAAGAACTGCTGAAAATGTTTTTAACAGACCATATCAAGGATTTACTGGTCAACGTGTAGCTCAACTTACTCCACAAGAACAACAAGTTTCTAATGTATTTAGTAATCAAATTTTACCTCAAGCAGGTCAATTAGCTCAAATAGGAGCACAAACTTTTGATACACAAACTATGCAAGATTATATGAATCCATATACTAATGCAGTTATATCATCTACTTTATCTGATCTAGGAGAAGCATTTTCACAACAACAAAGAAATTTATCTACTAGAGCTATAGGTGCAGGTGCTTTTGGAGGTAGTCGAGAAGGTGTTGAAAGAGTTTTAGGTCAAGAAAGATATTTAGATCAAGTTGCTGATACATCAGCTAGATTAAGACAAGCTGGTTTTGAATCAGGAGCACAAAGATTTGCTGCAGATAGAGCAGCTCAACTTCAAGCTGCACAAGCACAAATTGCTGGTCTTGCTGGAGCTGCACAAGGATTAACACAAGCTGGAAGTTTAGCTAGAGGTATAGAGCAAGCTGGATTAACAGAAGCTTATAGAGATTTTATTGAAGAGAGAGAATACCCTGCTGGACAAGTAAGACAAATGGTTGGTGCTTTAGCAGGTGCACCTATTAGAACATATGGAGAAGAAAGATCAGCATTAGTAGGAACACCTGTAGGTGCTCCTAGTCCATTTGCACAAATAGCTGGTGTAGGTCAAGCTCTTGCAGGATTTGGAGGTTACGGAGGATAATGGCAGTAGAAGATTTAGAAAAAAATAAAGATAAAGTTAATGCAGCTGCAATGGAAGTTTTTAAAACCAATGTTCCTGATAAAATAAATGTAGAAGTAACAGGTGATGCATTAACTTCTGAAAATAAAAAAGTTGATGGAGATGAAAAAAAAGAAGGTGGATTTAAAACTTTTGTAAAAGGTGTTGGAGAAGCTTTTAAAAGTGTAGCTGACGGTGCAGAGAAAAAATTAGAAAGCGTATATGATGATCGAGAAAAAAGAATGATGTTTTTATCTGGATTAAATACTATTATTGAAGCATCATCTTTTACACCTATAACTCAATCTAAATCTCCATTAGGTAAAATAGCTACAGGTCAGAAAAAAGGGTTTTTAGAGTCAGAAGCAATTGAAACTAAAAGAGGTGAAATAGAAGCTAAAAGACTTACAGCATTAAGACAACCTAAGAGGGTCGCTGATCCTAAAGATAAAGTAATTGCAGAATTATATAAAACTTACAATAAAAATTTTGAAGAAAATAAAGCATCTAAATTGGCATCAAATAGAACTTATTCACAAATATTAAAAAATAAAAATTATACTCCTACAGGAATATTAGAAGATTTTTTTGCACCATTAGAAGAAGTTGCTGATAGTTTAGGCTTTTCAGGATTTATAGGAGATATAAGAAAAAAATATGCAGAGAATGCAGAATATGTTCCAAGTCAAGAAGAAATTGTTAAATTTAAACAAATAATAGATGCTGATTCTGGTAACAGAATTTTAGGTAAAGCAAAAGAATTATATCCAGTATCAAATGTGGATTTACAATTATTATTAAAAGGGGCTGGAAGTTTAAAAACAAATCCAGCAGCTTTAAAAGTATTAGTTTCAGCAGAACAAGCTTTAAATTTAATCGAAGATACAGCACATCCTTATGCTCAAGACTTTGCATATCCAGGTGGAGATGTAACTGGTGTTGTTAATTTTCAAGCTTTAGCATCAGATAAAGCTGCAAATGAATTAGCTGAAAAATTTAAACCTGAAGTTAAAAAAGAAACACTTGTTACGTTATATGGAACAGAAAAAGATGTAACGCCATTTAAAATAATTCAAGCAAAATTATATCAAGATATACTTGCTGATAAAACAATTCCAGAAGTAAGTGCTTTTGATAAATTTTTAGGAGCTAAGGAAGCAAATCAAAAAGAAATAGAAGATATGATAAAAAAATACCAATAATAAAAGAGAATTGATGTGGCTGAAACAAAATTTAATGAAAACCAACAAAAAGATTTTGAAAGACTTCTTGAGCTTAATGTAAAACCTGAAGACGCCAAGAAAATTATTCAAGGTGAGCCTGTTGATTTATTTAAAGTAGAAAGTAAAGGTAAAAGTCAAGAAGAAGTAGAGAAAGAATTTTTAACAAATAATGGTTACGATTTAGAATTAATAAAAGAAGCAACGCCTAAAGCTGAAAAAAGTTTTAATTCTCTTTTAGTAGATGATGTAGGAATAGAAAGTAGATCAGAGTATTTACCTATGGAAACATTATATAATGTTAATGGTATTGCCGCTGGTAAAGAAACAGAACTTTCAAGTGATATAAGATTTAAAGCAGGTTTTGGAATTGGAGGAGATCAAGAAAGAGCAATAAATATAAAAGATTTATTAAAAAGAGAATTAATTGAAAAATATGGAGCTGAAACTGTTGAAAAACATTTTGATAAAGTTGATGTTAAATATCAAGATTTAAATTATGAAAATAAAACTAAAAAAGGTTTTATTTATAAACTTCCAAAGGAATTAGGCGGAACAGGTTTATATTCTGCAGTTGATTCACCAAATTTATCTATGAGCGATTTTAGTGATCTTGCTGCTGATAGTGGACCTATAGTTGCAGCCATTGTAGGTGGAACTTTTGGTAGTGCATTAGGACCAGTAGGCACTGTAGGAGGATCTGCAATATCTGCTGGTTTAACAGAATATGCTAGATTAATGTATGGTTATCATAAATTAGGATTAATGAATGAACAATTAAAACCAGAAGAATTTGATAAACTTGCAAAAGCACAAGCTATTAAATATGGAGCTATTGATGCCGCTGCAACTGCATCTTTTTTAGCTGCAGCCAAATTCGTTTTACCAACTATTTTAGGTAAAAATACTTTAAGCACAAAAACTATAAAAGACTATGTAGATACTAAAGGTAAAACTGATACAGACGTTTTTAACAAAGTTAATAAAGTCAAAGAAAAAATGAAAAAAGATTATAATTTGACTAGTGAAGAAGCAGATAAATATTTTGCAGTATCAATAGGTAAAGGTTTATTAGAAGGTGGTGAATTAAAATCTAAAACTGGTAAAATTCAAAAGGCAATTTTATCAGATGAAGTTGGTAATCTAAAATCAAAAGCAGAAATAAAATCAATTGAAGAAAAAATACTTAAAGCAACTACAGGATTAAAAGAAGTAGATAATGTTGTTGCTGATGGTATTATCGAAAGTGTTGAAAATCAAGTTAAAGGTCAAGCAAAATACACTCTTGACGTTGCAGAATTAAATGCTTTACAAACAAGTAAACAAGTTGCTGAATTAGAAAAAAATTTTGTATCAGATGCAGCAACTAAATATTTAGATGAATTTGGTGTTTATTTAAATCAAACTTATAGAGAACTACAAGGAGAATTAAATGTAGTTGATTCTAATCTTTTAAAATTAATAAATCAAAATAAAGATGCTGTAGATATTAATTTAAATCAAGCTTTTAGTGTATTAGATAAAGAAATTAAAAGATTTGATTTAAAAGGTATTTTACCAAAAAGTTTAAAAAGAGTACCGGGTAAAAAAGCTAAACCTGAAAATATACAATTAGCAATAGATAATAATATATTATTTAATTTAAGAAAATTATTTGATGAATCTGGTTTTAGTAAAATAGGTGGTGATTTAAAAAGTTTACAAAAAGGTTTTAAATTATTGGCTCAAAAAGGTGAATTAAATCTTAAACAAGTTTACACTTTAAAAAATGCAGTTGATTTACTAGAGCAAGGATCTGCAGGTACTACTCAAGGTGCTTTAAGAAAATTGTCTGGAGATTTAAATAAAAGCATTGCAAAAGCATTATCTGAATCAGGTGATAGTGTACTAGCAAAAGCATTTAATGACAAACAAATTTTATTAGATTTAAAAAGAAATTCTATTTTTGCTAATTTTTCAGAAGAATTTGCTGGAGGTAAATTAGCTTTTAATAGCACACTCGGAAAACAAGTTTCTAAAAGCGAAGCTCTATTTACTAAATTAGTTAGTGATTCTGTTGAATCAAGAGAACAAGCTGCTATCTTTGGAAAAATATTTCAAAATAATACAGGTACATCTTTTGCAATGCCTGTTAGTGCAAAGATGAAAATAGAAGAAGCATTGTATAGAAATTATTTTAACAATGTTGCTCCTGATGCAGCAGGTGTTATTAAAATGAATCATAAAGAATTTTTTAAAAAATTTGGAAATAATTATAAATATATTTTAGGTGATGAAAAATTTGCTAAATTAAAAAATACACAATCTATTTTAAAAGAATACGAAGAATTAAATAATTTTAGATTAGATCAAAATGCAGTGGTAGCAAAAGCTTTACCAGGTTTAACATGGGATGCTATAGATAGTGCAGGTCCTGGAAAAATTGTTGATTACATTTTACAATCTGGAACTAAAACTAATAATTTAAAATTGCTTACTCAGAAATTACCTAATAAAACCGTAAATGAAATAAGAACAATTTTTTTAAGAAAAATGATGTCAGAAGTAAATGGATCTACTTATGAGCCGGGTATTTTAAAATATATTGGTGCTAGACAAACTGATACTTTAAATGGTGCAAAATTAAATGCTTTTTTAGATAATAATAGATCAACTATTACACAATTATTTGATAATAATTTTTTTTCTACTTATAGAGACATTGCTAATGTTTTATCAATGTTACAATCTCCAGCTAAAGGCCTTGGAGTAGGTGGTGGTAAATCTATTACAGATGTTGCAAACCAAGCTGGATTATTTGTAGATATATTTGCCGGACCACTTAACCATAAAAGATTAATACTTAATAGAACTGCAAGAATACTTGATAGCTTTAATATTAATGCAGATAATTTAATGTTGTTTACTGATTATAATAAATTTATTCAAGCAGCTAAAAAAAATTTCTTAGGCGGTAATTATCCAGCTTTTATGGATAATTTACCAAATAAAACAAGAAGTAATATAATTGATAAAGTTTTAAAAGCAATTAAAAAAGAAGATACAACAATTGGCAAATTTTTATCAAAAGAAGCAAATTTAGATAACATAATTAATAGACTTAATTTTGGTTTTAACAAAAATGCTGGATTAAGAAAAACGTATTCATTAAAACCTTACAGAAATCCATTAGTTGGTAAAGAATATGCTAAAGATAAATTTGAAGAAGTGTATAGTGAAGATCCAATGCAAGGTGACGCTGATATATTTTTTCCAGCTGATATTACAGCAAGGTATGCATTAGAAGCACTAGATGCAGTTTTTAAAACAGGTAAGAAAGTTAAAGATTTTGTATTTACTGAACCTTCAAAAGAAATTAAAAAATATGAAGAAAGAAATTTTGAAAAAGAAAAATTTGAAAAGGAGTTTCCAAGTGAATAAAAGAACAGCTAATACCGCACATACTAGATTAGATAGTCACGAAAAATTGTGTCGTATTATGCAAAAACAAACTCATGATAAAATAGAAGGATTGGCAAATCAAATTGCTAGATTGGAGAAAATATTAATTGGAGCAGCAGGTCTTATTATAACTGGCCTAGCCACAGCATTGCTTCATTTAATAGATTAGTGATAAGTAAGAATAAAGGTTGTCTTTGTGAAAATCTAGCGGTAGTCTGGTTACAAGAGCAAGGCTACTATGTATATAAAGGTTCTCAAACTCAATCACCTATAGATATAATTGCTGTAGATCCTAAAACTTTAAAAAGCTCTTATTTTGATGTAAAACATGTAGGTCGTAGAAAAGATGGAAGTATCATTTCTAGAGTGCCGAGGATCAAAGACCCTAGAGTACAAATATTGAGTGTAGACTTAGATCAAAAAAAGTGTAGAATAGTGCCAAGAAGGAGTGCTGTATGGACGTAAGAAAAAAAACAGATTCAATAATAATACATTGTGCTGCAACTAAAGCATCTATGGATATAGGCTACGATGAAATAAGAAAGTGGCACGTAGATCAAAATGGTTGGGACGATGTAGGTTACCATTTTATTATAAGACGTAATGGTAAATATGAAAAAGCTAGACCCGAAGGATATTCTGGAGCACATGCGCCTTCTCATAATTC